CAGAACCTGCAAATAGTTTCTGAACAGTTGCAGCAGTTGCAGTTGCTTTGGCATTTAGTTCTTGGAATACTGCTTGTGCTTTAGTTGCAATTGATAGCTTTCTCATTGCAATAACACCATTGGCTAAATCTCGCAACCCGGTTGTCAATGCCAATGCACCTGCTACTTTTGCTAATGTCTTTTCAAGCTGCTCGGATTCTGCACCAAATAATGCTGCTGCACCTTCGGCAACTGCGAACCCACCTGCAATCCCTACAATTGCATCACTCCCGGCAGTAAGTTTTTGCTCAAAATCTAATGCTTCAAATTGCAACTCAACATCTTTAACTGCTGATTGTGCTTTCTGTAAATCTCTGTTCAATTCATTGAAACGCTTTGAGCCGATTGGCTCACTCTCAATCAACTGCTTTAACTTCTCAATCCTATCCTCTAAGCCACCAATTGAGTTTTCAGCTTTGCCTGTTCCTTCAATGTCAACTTTAAATACTATATTTTTCTGTACTGCCATTATTCTCTTATTACTACTTGCCAATCAGTCACTCTCATATTATCATTTGACTGCGTATTTTCTACCCATATTTCTATGTAATCATTTTGCACCATCAACACACCATACACCAAACTGATTGCACTATTCTTTTGAGCATCAACCAAAGTTTGAGAACCTGCCAACTGCGCACCGTTTTTGTAAAAATAAAACACATAATCATCAGAACCGCCACCTTGCTTGTCGTAACTGACTGATGCGTGTAAACTAACGTATGCTTGTTTAGTTCCTGTATAGGTACAACGCCCGGCAGTACTGACTGTGTATCTTACTGATGCTTGTAATACTGCACCGCCACCTGTGTTCACAATTGATGGTGTGTTCACAGTTAATGATGTATTGGTTGTGTTGCCGTTCAATGTCATTACCACACCACTTGTACTGTTGAGCAATCCTTGATTTGACTTTACATCGTACGTCAAACACTCAGTATTTGAATAACCGCCTGTTAATGGATTAGGAAAGAACTTGAACCCGGTTATCAGATTAGCATCAACAAATGTATTGGATGAGATTGTTGCAAATCCTGTTGTGCTTAATGGATTTATCTTAATGCCATTCTGGCTCAATTGTGGATGCAGTATGCAGCCAGACATCTGGAATGCGCCAACACCAACACCTGCACCATTTGGAAGTATCTCAATCATTGATGCAGTTGCATAACCGCTTGGAGTTGGCAATGTAGATTCATCAAACCATCTGATAAATTCACATGATGATATTTCAAGTTTAGATGTGTTTAAAACCTTGATTCCAAAGTTAGGTGCTTTGACATAGAAAAATAAAGAATTTTGAATGTCGATGAGATCAAAACCTTCAAACGATGCTACATCATAACACCCTCTAAATTGACAATTTACGATGGTTAATATTTTGTTTCTACCTGCGTTGTATGCAGCACCATCATAGTTGTCTGCTTCAATCACAACAGAACCTGTATTGTTGGCACTCAAATAAATTCCTGTCAAATCAAAATCAACATCTGTGATTGTGATCATTGTTGTACCTGCTGCACCATCCCAGATTAACCCATCTTTGTTTCTATCAAATCCAATAATGGCAGAGCCGCTATTTGTTACAAGTCTTGGAGTTGATAACGTAATCAAACCTCTAATAAAATAGGTTGTATTCGCTGCTAATGTTGTTGGTAAGTCTGATGCTTGTACCACCTCAACGAAATTAGTACCATTAGCAACAGGAGTAAATACAGGTTTTGGAAAGGTTGTAATAACCCAATTAAAACCATCGTACATTATTTCAATTGTATCATCCTCTGCATACAAATACGCATACTGATTGCCATCAATTGTCTTTGCACCTGCGTTAATAATCACAATGTTATTGCTCACAAGTTTCTTAAATGTGAACTTCATTCCCGGATAGTAATCAGCTTCATTAAACGACAAGACAAATGTGGTATTATTGCCTGTTGTATCTGTTAAGTAATAAGATGTATTTGCATCTGTATTATAATTCGCTGCATCAGTTAGCACAACTTGATTGCCAGAATAACTGTGATTGAATCTCTTGATATTGCCATCAATCACAACCGTATTGCTTTGAGTTACAACTTGATTATCACCAACAATAAAAACATTATTTACCTTTCCTTGAACCTTGTTACCGTTGCCATTGATAGTGATGTTGTTTGCTGATGCATCAACAAAGTTATTCACTCCTTGTATGTTTATACGTCTGCTCATCTTGTGTTATTATCTTTAAATGTCGCATCTGTTGATGGTGATGGCTCTGAATCTGCACCGCCTGTGATTGTTGCATTACCACCATTTAAGACGAATGGCACATCTACAAAATCAACAATATCTGCTAACTTGATAAACACACATTTTGTCAATTGCCTATCAACCGGATTATAATCCACTACTTGTTGTAATCTGTAATAACTGCCATTGAAATAATACTGTTTCTTGAATGACAATTCATTGATATCAACTGCGTTTAAATTAAAATAAGCAGTTACAATCTTGCTATTCTCATTGCTAATCTCATTGATGTAATTGAAATAATACCGATTCACAAGACCTGCAATTGTACCATTGACTGTTGCAAATGAATCATCATAATATACCTCTTTACTCAATCCAAAATTCAAATCAATTGTAGGATTATACGCATCATCCAGATGCCCGGCAAAAGGATAACCAACTCTGTTAACTGTTGCAACAATATCTGATGTGTGTGCCCATGAGTTATTTGATGTTGCTACATAGTTATAGTATAAGATTCTTGGATTGTGTTCTAATGTCACCTTGTTGTTAGCATTGTCAGTCTTGAATATTTCGCTGATGATTCTGTCTGATGTAGAACTGCCAATCAATGGAGTTGGAGAGAATGATAATTCAACCTTCTTAGTTCCCTTTAAAAATTCATTATCTAATATAACTCTCCGATATCCATAAACCTCATCATACGTATCTTCATATAAAGCATTGTAGTAGTCTTTATCAGCTTTGTAAGTAAATTCAAAATCTCTGAACTTCAATGCACCTAATGGCTCAATCAGAATATCATTTAACGTATCTAACTTACCACTCCAATCAACCACATCTGTTGTGTAGAAGTCATCTCTCGGCTCAATGTCTAATACCTTCGGATTCTCTCGTTGTGGTTGTATATAGAGATTGTGCATATTAATAATGCTCTTGAGAAATTCACGTTGCTTAATTGTTTTAGGGATTGCACTATTCATCCCTATCTGGTCACCTTCTGCAATCGTTGCTTGTTGTGGTATAATCCTAAAATCTGCTGCATTGATATTCAAGTTGATTGTACCACCATAGTAAACAAATGGAGAGCCAGATGCATCAACAAAGTAATCATTGATAGTTGGTGCAGGTGAACCACCGCCAACAGTTGTATATGGTTGTATTGGTCTTAACCAATATTGCAACTCAACACTCACCACTTGCCCTGCTTCAATCCTCATGTTTGACCTTGTGGCAATTGATACAGATGCCGGATTGAATAAGTTATTAGGAGTTAATTCTCCTAAACCTGTTCTGTCTGCAAAGTATTCATCTGATGGCGGTGCAGGATTGATTGCAGTTGTGTATCCACTTGGTAATGGTGCAACTTGTCCGTTTGGAGCAATGTATATATTTTTAATTGTTTCAATAACGCCATCAACTAAAATCCTAATCTGTCCCTCAATTGCAAATAAAGAATCAACAAGAGTTGCAGCACCACTAACAATGAATTGCGCATTGTAATTCAACTCACCAATCAAATCATAATAACCACTCTCTGCAATCGTTGCCTCGTATGTTACAAAATCAAACTGTGATAAATTGTCTTGAATAGCAGGTGATGTGAATTGCACATCATAGGTCTGGGCAAATTGAGCAACCAATACTGTATGCGTTGTAGTATTCTGCACAATCACTTTCCTATCCTCAACCTGTGTTGATGTCAATCTTAAATCCTTTCCATTGTAAGGAATGATTAAACTCTTGAAATAGTTGCTATCAAAAAATGTTGAGTTGTAAGTATAACCTGCTGCTGCAAATATTCTGTCAATATATTCCTTTGCATATACTGCCGGGAATAGGTGACTGACTGCAAACTCATCTTCTGAATTATCAAATCCATAATCAATCATCGGATATACATAACCCTTTCCCAATTCAAAAGGTACTGCAACACCACCCTCAATGATTGATGTACCCCATGACAATGCCTCATTATCCATTGTCCAATCATGGTTAAATGTGCTGATGTCTAACTCATTTAATAATGCCTCACCGATATCATTAAACAGATTTGCGTTTCTGCCAAAGATATTAACCTCATAGCTAATACAACCATCTTTGATGTTGACCTTTTTAAGTTGCAAATATCCATCAATCAATTCAACTGAATTAACTGCATAACTCGCACTCACTCTAATGTTAGGATTGAATGATGCTGATGAATGTGTTAAATCAATGTTGACATTGTAGATGTGTGAGAATAGCTTGTTGATCTTCTCACTACCCGGCAAGTTGATTGTCTTGGAATAATCTGCTTTCCTGTTTTCTGGCTCTGCAATATCAGCAATCAAGAAATTGAGAGCAACTGCAACATCATCACTCAACTCAACTATATTATTGTCAATAAATAACTCCTGCCTATCCATTAAAATTGTTGTCTATCAGAATCAATTGCATAACTGAAATCAATCTCTAAATTAAATAACTCATCTCTGTCCTCGTATTTCACATCATAACTTGACTGCTGAATGTTAACCGCATTATAAGCACCATCAATCTCAAGGTAGATATCTTGTGATGACAACATATCTTTCAACCATTCTGATTGCTCACCTGTAATCCAATTGCTTGTCAGCTTTGTGATGCGTTTCTCTTTAACCCAATAATCAAGATTCTGCCTATCACGTTTTGAGTATCTAACAACACCGGGTACAGTCACCACATCTGGCACTTGTTTCATCTGTTGCCTCTGCACCTCATATCTATCTTTACTTGACAATTCAAAATCAAAATAATCATAACCACCTAACCGATTTAACCAATGCACTCTGATTGGCTCATTGCAAGTATCAACAATGTTGTATGTGAATACTTCTGTTGTGCCTGTTGATAGTGTTGCCTCAACTGTGTATGATGTGATTAATGATGTGATTGGCGGTAATAAAGGTGCGCCAACATAGTTAGCAGGTGCAATGTCATTTATCGAATCAACACCACTTGCAAATACATAATAGTTAGTTGCAACTAATGCAGTTGTCACTTGATACGTTTGAAACAACACACCGCTTTGATAAGTCTTGATTGTGAGATTGGTTAACGTAGTACCCACATCAAGCATCAAATGCAATGCACCACCACCTGCAAGAATTGTTGATTGCGTTCTTGGTGCATCTGTTAAGAACTTTGAATCTAAATAAGTTGATGGATTGAAATCAACGAAATCTGTATAAGATAATGCGCCATTAAACACATAGCTTGTTGCATTGGCAAGATTAGGAAATTGAGTTAACACACCTGCAACTTCATACTCCTCACCAATCTGTATCTCATACTCTGTGAATGATTCATTGCCATCAATGATGCCTTGAGTAAATGTTTCAATGTACAGATTCTGTGATACGTAATTCCTTAATATCTTTGATACATCAACCACTAATAAATCATTGCCTGTTGTTGGCTCTGCTTTAATCTTATATCGATATACTTGCACCGCATTGATGAATATATCAACCAAATATTTAAACTGTGGTTGTGCATCATTGGTTGATGAACCTGTCCAGATAACATTGTTGTTTACAGGTACAAAATTAGATGGTGTATTTATTATTGTTATTGCCATTATTCTTCAAATTGATTTGCAATGTCTTGTGCTAATGTTTCTGCTATCTCCTCATTCAATTCATTAATTGCTTGTTCTGTTAGCACATCAGATGCAAAGTATGTTGGCTTAGTTCCTTTCCTAAAGATGCCTTCTCTGATGTTCAATGCAGAGAAATAATCACTACCCTTTGCAGGTAGTTTAGTTTTAACCCATCTCAATATATCACTCAATGGCGGTTTTTTATTATCATACTTGAATGGTGATGTTGCATTCTGATTAGGCATTGCATTGTTTGTGATGTCTGAATTACCACCAACACCTCGCACACCTTCATCAACAAATGCCCAATAATCTTTGGCAATGATTAACCCGGAGATGATACCACCTTTCTCATCGACTGCATCATTAAAGTTTGCAGCTAATGATTGACGTAATGCACCACTATTGTTGCTACCTTCTTGTGCTAATTTCTGCTGCATTCGTCTTATGCGTACATTAATCCACAGTTGCAGTCTTGCAGTTGTTAACGGATATTTATCTTTTTGTGCCAATTATCTACGTGCTTTCATTTCGTTCATCTGTCTAATCTTCTCAATATGCTCCTCTTTATCTTTGTAATACAACAACAGATTTAAGAACTCAAGCAATTTCATCTCATAATAAAACTGCCATGTTTCTGGTCTGCTATTGCTCATGTTATCTAATGTCACATACCATCCCCATTGCTCAAGTCCTTTGCCACTTCCTGTAAGATTGCCTCTGCTTTTGTTAGTTGGTTGTTGCCATAATCTGTCATACTTTTTGTTAATTCTCCCCAAAGATTCCAAAAAAAAAGAGCAATGGGATAGGCATATCTGATGCTCATCTTTGTTCTAATTGCCTCGCTGACCTCTGCAAATAACTCACCGTTGTACTTTCCTTTTTTCCATCCAAATGCTTTCTTCTCATCTCTGATAATAATGCACGTCAGTATCTTGTGCAGATTCTGAATGATCAAGAAATCAGAGTTGTTGCACTCCTTTAGAAAGTGCATCAAATCCATATACTGCCCACCTGTCATTTTGTGGATATCCGTTTCAATGTGATACCTCACTCCATCAATCTTAAACGTATCTGGCATCTCTTTCAGCTTATCAAACTCATTCAAGAAACTCAAATGCTTATTCAACCGTTTGTAATCCTCAATGCTGATCTTCTTGATATCATCTAATGGCTGCCCAGATAACACAGATAACAATGCAGGTACTCTCTCAATCAATGTCGCATCAGATGAAAGCACCGGGTACAACTCCGCAAAGTTTCCAACCGTTACTGCATCCCAATCTTTAGGTATTTGTATGTTCATGTAGTATAATATAATTTATTTGCAAGTTGTCAAGCATAAAAAAAGGAGCAGCAGAATCAACTGCATACCCCTCTTTAAAAACTAAAAACAAAACAAACCTTTTAACTAAAGGTTGATATCACAAAGATAATCAATTATCTCACTTTATATACACCCTTGTTGTTTAATGCCAACTCATTTAATGCAACATATCTGACTGCATCCAGACAATGGTCAAACATACTCACAGGTTTTCCTGTTGGTCTGTCATTCTTATCCATTGCCCACTTGTAATTCTTGAACTCCTTAATCAGATTGTGAGAATCCTCTGTCACGAATATTTGAAACCGCTTCAAGATATCAATACCATTATTGATACTGTCCTTTCCTTTCTTTGCCGGGAAGATATTCATACCCATTCTATACATCTCCTCAATTGACTTTGGCTCTGCTGAATCAAAAATAAATTTATCTCTGATGTCTATCCCTTTGGCTTTAATTTCTTGAACAATATCTCTATTCGTGCAGCCAACCCGGTAAAGCACTTCTCTAAGATATAACCTGTTGCCTGTACGCCATACCCCGACAATAACTGTAGGATCAACAGAATAACCATAATCGCCACCAAAGGCAACAAAATCACACCCACTATCGATGCTACTACATAACTCATAATTTTCATATACTCTCCCTTTTATAACACCGTACTCACCCAATCCATAAATCTGCCAGAATGCTCTATCAGTTTTTTCCAATAATTCAATCTCTTGCACCAATGACTGTGGCAAGTATGTGTTGTGTTTATAATTAGAAACAATGACGTTAACATCACGTTCCTGTTGCTTTCTCTTTTGCTCTAATTCAGTATTAATCCATACATCTTCATCATCCGGATTGAAATCCAAATAAATCTTATTCTCTGTACGAATCAATAACTGAAAGAACTCCTTTCTGTAATTCAACTCATTCGCCTCATTGCAATACAATATATTCTGCTTTGAACCTCGCAGCTTTTGCTCATCATCTGCACCAATGAACTGCACCACTCTCTTGTCAAATGAGTATGTTTTCTTAGTCTTGTTATGCTCTACTTGATTATAGTAATCATTGTTGTTCAGTATCTCCTCAAAATCCTTTACAACCGTATTGTCTAATGTTGTTCTGTACTTTCTAACTGTACTCCACGTACCAACATGACAAAATTGATTGTCACCATAGCAACCTGTCATCAACCACAATGCAGAGAGTTGAGCAATTGAATAGGTTTTGCTTGACCTTGTACCGCCTCTATTGATTACAATCTTCTCTGTTGCATCATAGTTCCGTTCAAATACAGGTGTGACGTCCATCAATCTCTATTCCTTTTTACATTGATAGTTATTTCTTGCCTCTGTTCAATCTTCTCTGGCTCATTCATACCAAGCATCTTTGCAAGAGAATCTAATGCACCTTTGGCATCACTACCCTTGAGCAATCCAGAATTAGCCATTGCATAAATCTTCTCTTTGTCATTCTTGGTTAACTTGTCTTGGTGCATTAATCTCTTAATCTCCTCAAATGTTTCAACCATTCCAATGTATTTCTGCACTATCCAATCTCTGTCTATCTGATGTTTTTGTGCAGTCTGTTGCTTTAACTCATTGACAGTTAGTTGTATGTTAGTCTTTGCCATTAATTTAGATGCGTTGATTCTTGCCCATTCAGCATCTTTATTTGTCACATCATACGCTTGTCTGTACGCCTCTGATTGATTGCCTAATTCAACAACCAACTCTGCAAACTTTCTTTCCTTGATAGTTAGTTCTCTGCTCATCTAATTCAATAAATAATCATTATCATTCTCAATGTACAAGAAAGCAATGTAATCCAATGAGATACTGTCAAGGTTGATATATAACTCGTGACCTGCACTCTTTGCATCTTGTATTGTCTTAACTGCTGAATCATTTAAACCTACTCCATTTACTTCATCAATATAAACGTATGATATGGTTTTAAAGTAAGCATACAATATCCCATCAGAACCTACCAATATTCCATCAGCAGATTTGAATTTCCAAACATCATCCTCTCTCTCACTCCTGTTATCCACCTCGCTGCTCATTTCTTTTTTGCTCCTCTGCTTTTGTATGATTCTTTAGTTGTGAAATACCAATTGCAAATCCTTTGCATGGCTCTTGAAACACATACATTGCAACCTCTATCTAATTGATTACCAGAATGCTTTTGATACAAATCAAACAACTCATTGATCTCTTTCTCCTTGCCTCTGGTCATGCTTTTAGTTCGCTGATACATGAACAGGATATCATCATATTGTTTTAATTGTTGGTAGTAAGTCATAGCTTAAACAGTTTTAAATGCCTCTCAATGCCCTCTGTGAGTATTGGTACGCATCCAATATATAATATAAAATTTTGATTTAATGTCAATGTATAGGCAACCGCCAACCATATTGATAAGCAGGTTGCACATGAGAATGGCTTGTATGATAATACAGTCAACAGGATTGCACCAATGTAATACAGATACTTGTGAGCAGTTACTTTCTTGATGAATGATGGCAGATAATCAGCTATCAGAAAGGGAACGGTTGAACAGAATATTAATGCTTTTAAGACTTCCATAACTCTCTAAAATTATCTGGCATTAGTTTCTTAACTCGTTTCAATCTATTGTGCAACCATCCATAACTAAATGAACCTGCGCCACTCTGCTTCAACTCCTCATACATCTCCTTGAAATTATACTGAACTCCAAAATATGCTTTCATCAATCCAATATCAATGGCATCAAAGTTCTTGTTCTGCTCCATGTAGTTAATCACTCGCCTCTGCTCAATGTATTCATCCCGGCAATATGTCTGTTGAATGTCATTAGTAAAATGATACAACTCAATGAAATCTTTGTAGTCTATTGAATGTGGGCAATTGTTTCTGTGCTTCAATCTCTGATAATTGTATTTTGAATATCCACTATTATAATTGATCAACATAATCTTTGCGCAATAATCAATCAGCTTTCCCTCTTTGTTTATCAGCATCAATTGCTCTTTGTCTTTCTCAAGTATCTGCACAATGACCTCTTGCAACAATTCATCTTGCTCATCCTTTCTCCGGGTTATCTTCTTGCTCAAATCCATCAGAAACGAGTACACATCTTTTATTGCAGATTCATAATTCAATGTTATCCTCTAATCTTTTGCATCGTTTCTCTAAATGCCTCAACTCCATTTTACTCTCTGCCCATTTATGTCTGTATTCTGATGCAGTTGAATAATGTTTTGTTGATTGCTTTTGCAATTCAGATATCAACAGGATTGCCTCAATCAATGTCTGCTGCTCATCCAGATTCTCATTCTCACCTTTGGCTTTTATCCTCTCAAGAAGATGTTGCAACTTGACCTTTGTTGTAAGTATCTTGATATCCATCAGAATGCTTTTAGACCTGCTTTAATAAACAATTCTCTGTGAATAACTTTGTACTTTTGATTGATGAGTTTCTGATGTGTTACATTAAACCAACTGCCGAAATCATTAAACAATCTCATCTTGTAATCAAACACCTCACATTGATTCTCTGCGTTCCAACTGATTGCTCTATCTACAATCTCATAGGTCTTGCCATGAATCAAGAAAATACTATCCAGAGCAAAAGGTAATTTTAATCTAATATCGTTCATGCTTTAAATTTAATAAATCTTTTGGATAATCTTTTGAATGACTGCAACTGTTATGGAGTTACCTGCTTGTTGATAAAGGCGAGTATCGGAGCAAACATCAGCAGCTTTAAAAAAAGCATCATCTGGAAAGTCTTGCAATCTCCAACATTCCAATGGCGTTAATCTTCTGATTCTTTCTGATTCAATGAAATTATTTTCTATTCTTGCACCCTCTTTTGTGGTAATAGATGTTGCAACTCCATCCCCTGCGCCCGGTTGAAATTTAAATCCATTACCCTTTTCTTGGTTTTTGATATGATTTTCTTTAAAGTATTTAACCAATTTATCAGATAAATAATATTTGTCATCTACAGAAATAAAACCATCTTCAGCACCACCTTTAAAATAACGAGCAGTTATTGTTGATGAGATTCCATCTAAATTCAAAGGAAAGTCATTTTTTGATTGCCTTTTTTTTCTATGGTTTATTATCCATTTTCTCCATTTTTCAGATATTAAGTACTTTGATTCTGGATTGTCTTGCAGCATATCTCTCAACTGCAACTGCAACTGCTCTTTAATTGGAAAGCTGAACTCTCTGAAATCTTTGAATCCAACAATGAAGATTCTCTCTCTGTTCTGTGGCACTCCATAATCCTTCGTGTTGAGTACTTGAGCAATGCAATGATAACCCAATCCATCATCAAACAAATCAATGCTTATCTGTCCGTTCAATGTACCACCACCATTGGTTAAAATGTCTGTGATTGTTTGATATGTCCTTCCTTTATCGTGTGACAACAACCCTTTAACATTCTCTAAAATAAAGCATTTCGGTTGATTGATTCTGATGAACTCTGCAACGTCAAAGAATAGTGTGCCTCTTGCCTCATCAAATCCTTTTCGCTGACCTGCAATACTGAATGACTGACAAGGAAACCCGGCAACATACAAATCCAATTGCTCAACCTCTGTATGGTCACGTTTTGTAATATCATTATAGAATCTCTTTGGCTCATCGTGAATTGCTAAATAAGATTGCCTTGCATACTTGTCAATCTCACAAGCAAATACTGATTCAAAATCAATACCTAAATTCTTTAGTGCTTGTTCTGGCGCACCAATACCACTAAAATCTGTACCTACTTTTAATTTCATTTTGTTTTGTTTTTAAAAAGGTGCATCATGCTCTCCTCTGAATTTCTCTAACAATCCATTGTTCATAACCTGCATCTCTGTCTGGATTGGAATCTGCTCATCATCTGTCAATGGCTCTGCGTATTTCTTAACACCACCATTTAATATCTCAAAATACTTTCCTTGCTTGATATCATAACTCAATGAAGTTGTACCTCTGATGCCGACAATGGCAGGTTTTGCTTTATCAATTTTAATATCAGAACTATGTGAATCAAAATCTCTGTGAACTATTATAACAGATTTTGCATTGTTTCCCCATTCAGAACCACCTTTCAATTGGTGCATATCCGGCATAATCACTTTGCCATCCTTGTCTTTTTTAGCAGTCTTTGGATGAATGATTGTGTGAAAATGCAACCCGGATGATTCAGCCAATTCATTTCTGTTACTTAGTGTTGCCTCTAACCATTTATCTTCTCTGCTAAATCCATCAGTATCGTGCTTCATGTAATTCCAAGAATCAATAACTGCACTAAACAACTCTAATTCATCCTTGTGTTTTACTGCATATTCCCAGAACTCTGTTGGAGTTACTTGTTTGCTGCGATTGTCTTGCTTTGGATTAAAGATTTTAAAGTAATGCAACACCTCTGTGAGATGTCTGTCAATGTCAGAGATCTCAATCCTGTTCTCAATGACTTGCTTATTGCCTTCTGAATCATAGTAGAACTCTTGGAATTGCTTTCCACTAAACTTGTGCAGCAGCTTTGCAACCACCTCTGCATTGCTCCCTGCATCTGGCATATAAATGAGATGCTTATGGTCATAGAACTCTGAACAGTTTTTTAATAACTCAAATAACAATTCTGTTTTACCACTACCGGGATAACCTGTCCAATCTGTGCAACCACCCTCCTTGATGTTGTAGTGAGATGCTAATCCTTTAAAACCACAATAGTAAACATTACCACCGCCATTCTTGTACAGGTGCAACACTTCCTCTCTAATGTCTGCTGCTTTGACTATCCCCATTTTCGTGCATCCTCTCTTAACTTTTTTCTATGTGCCTCTTGTTTTTCATAAGCATCCATCTCCTCCTCTTTCTTATATTGAATAGCATCCTTATCCCCAAACCATAACTCAGCACTATTTCTCCATACTTTCGATACTTCAAAACCTTTTTTATTTATCCAATTAAGAGAGTTGTAATAATGAAAAAACTTATCTGCGAACTCCTCAACGTAACCTCTGGAATCAAAATACTGTCTGCACATTTCAATTGTTGGTGAGTTGCTTTTATTAGTAACAGTAACAGTATCATTTACATTTACATTAACAGTATCAGTTACAGTAACAGTATCAGTTATTTTTGTTATAGCATTTTTAACATTGTTATCTTTTGTTATAACGGTGTTATCTTTTGTTATAGTCTTGTTATCCTTCCAACGTGACTGCATCCCCTTTTTACCTGCTTCACTTCGTTTCTGTTTCTGGTTATCCCAATCTTTTAAATCTCTTTTGAGTTGTCGTTTGATTGGCTCAAATGCAACAGATAGCAACACATCATCCACTTCTGGATTGTTGTCATTGGTGTAGTTAAGAATTAATTTGAATAGTTTACCTGCAACATCATCCGGGAGTTTCTCCACAGTATGAATTAAATCACAGTACAATACAAAGGACTTTTTGTTTTCTGCCATTATTGTGTATTTAAATATTGTGTATTAAAAAAAAGAATGTGGAAAGGAACACAATACAACCTATTACTGCGATGCCTCGCAAACCACATTATAAATTTAATCAAAATTCTTGGAATAATTTTCCCTTTCAACCTCTAATTTATAGAATAAAAAAGCACTAAATCCATTGATGTGTGAATCAGTTGGAAAGAAATATCTCCATCCTTTTGATTTGCCTCTGGCAATATAATAACAGAAAGCAATACCTAATTTACCAGATGATTTTCTAAAATTAATTATTGCAGTATGATCAGATGTTGGCACAATCTCCTCAACCTTAAATGATTCATTGTTGTAATTACCCTCTCTGTCTTTCATTGAATAACGATTTGCAATTACTTGAGCAAACTCATTCAACTCTTTTGCTATATCACTATTCATGTCGTTGATTTAATTGATTGCCTGTTGAACAACCTTCTGATTGCATAACTTCTCAAAATACTTGCCATCGTAAATACAATAGTAATGATTACATTTTGATTTACATTAACTTCAATATCCAAAATTGGATAAATTATAATTTGAATAAAAAATGACATTATCATACCCACGATAGTATTAATAATACTTTCTATTAAACTTTTTATTTTAGTCTGCATCAGAATAGTTGTAATACAGATTGCTTTTCATTAACGCAATCTTTATGATTCTTTGCATTAATCTTGAAATAAGATTCTTTTAATTCAATTGATATGCTTTTTCTGTTCATTTTTAATGCTTGAAAACCTTCTGAACCAACACCTCCAAATGGTGATAATACTGTTTCACCTTCATTAGAATATAAATGTATTATCCTTTCAATCGTATCTAATTGCAAAGGACAAATATGCTTTTCATCATTTCCATCTCTGCCACTCCTGTATTGCAATGTGCGCTTATAATCCACATCCATCCATACAGGAGATGCGTATTTTTGCCATAAATCAACAGGTAAATAATCTGCTTTGCTTTCATCTTCTGATTGATGAGTTATTGGAACTTCATTATCTCCTTCGTTTCTGAAAAATAAAATATAATCCGGAATACCAACTCTACTCATGCAGCTATCTTTTTTTATTGTTTTATGCAATAATCCTAATGCTTTAGTTCTTTGCATTTCAGTTACAGGATTCTTCCATATTGTAGTTTTCGCATGATAAATAAATCCCTCATTTGTAAACCAATCAATCAACATTCCAGAGAAGTCTCTCAATCCAATGAATCCCTCTTTGCCTTTTTGTATTGGTAAATCCATGCAATGAACTGCACATATTCTTCCTTTTTTCAAAGTTCTTTTTAGTTCTGGAATAAGATATTTAAAATGCTTTTCAAATTCTTTGTAATTAGACACATTGCCCATATCCTCTGCTTTATCAGAGTATACGTATAACTCTGCGAAAGGAGGAGAAAACAAAACTAAATCAGCGCAATTATCTTTTAATCTTTTAGATTCTTGAACACAATCACCATTAATACAATGATAGTTTTCTGTTTTGATTTCTTTATTTTTTACAATTACATTTGACTTATTTAATGTATAATCTGTATTTGATGAATAGTTGCTCATTTCTTTTATCATTGTTTTATGTTTTTGTTCTTTTTGTAGTATTGTTTTCCTAACATTAATTTGGCTCTCTGGAACTAATAAATGAACCTTGACCTTGTTTAATTGCCCAAATCTATAACATCTCCTTACTGCTTGATAAAATGCTTCAAATTTAAAATCATAAGATGTAAATACCATATTGCAGCATTGTTGATAGTTCATTCCAAATGATGCTATTGATGTTTTGGTTATTAAGTTTCTAAATTCATTTTTTGCAAATCCATTTAAATGTTTAGACTTGTACTCTGGATTGTCAGACCCTTGAACATTTATGGAATCATCTAATACTTTTTTTAATTCATTCCCTTCATCATTTTTTAAAGTCCATATTATCCATTGCTCATTTGAGTTGTTTACTAATTCAATTGTTTTATTAATCCTTGCTTTAAAACTCCTTTTTAAATCTTTGTGAAGGTCAGTTGCACTAACTGCAACATCACTAAATAATGACATTGTGTTATTTTCGACAGGAATAATATGCTCAATGTATTCAATTTCCGGCAGGTTATATCCTTTGGAATCAAACCCTAATGTTTTTGGATTGTCTAATGATATAGACCATGTACATACATATTTCCAAAAATCATCTTGAGCATGTTTTCTTAATCTCCATTTTGATGTTTCACCACCATCATGCACAAAATACATTGCTAACATTTCTAAGTAACTCATTGCTCCTAAAAACTCGCTATGCTGCCCTAATTCCATGTGGTCATTTGGAGATGGAGTTGCCGTACAAGCTAATTTATAAGGATACGATTCAAAAGTATTAATAATTAATTTGCTTAATTTGCCATCTCTGCCTTTAAGAATGCTGCTCTCATCAAGCACGACACCGGAATAAATACTGCAATCTATATTTTTCAATTGGTCATAATTGGTTATATCAAAAGCATCTTGATTAATATTAAACTTTACAGATTCTAATTTAGTCTGATTAACAACTGCTAATGGAGCAAGAACTAATACTTTCTTTTTTGTTTTATTATATACTTGCTCACACCATGATAGCTGCATTAAAGTTTTGCCTAATCCACAATCTGCAAATATTGCAAATCTGCCTTTTTTTAGTGCTATTTTGATTATATACTTTTGAAAGTCAAAAAGACTACTGTTTAAATTATCTTGACATATATCGAATCCAGATGATATAAATTTCTTTTTCTTATTTTTTAAAAAATTATCGTATTTCATTTGTTTTGTTTTATTATTTAATTGATTGCCTCTCCTGTTTCAAGTTGCTTATCTTGATGTTGAGATTCTGATTGATATTATTCAACTGTTCCAACTGCATTTTGATACGTCTGTAATTATTCTCCGCACGTTTCTCATCTCTGTACTCCGGGCAATTAATATAAAACATTTCTTTTGCTTTGCTGATTGCATCTGATGTATCTCTCAAGTATTCGCCTAACTTCTGTTTTCTGGCATACTCTTTTGAGATATACAACTCATGTAACAATCCACAATGCTCTGCAATATAATAGGAATAAACACCAATCTCTGTCTGCAATTCAATGAGTTGATTGATGTCAGTTGATGCAGCTTTCACTAAATCAACCAACACCTCAACCCTTGAAATATCAATGAACAAATCACGCATCAGAAAGGTAATGTATCTGATTCGCTGATGTGCGTTTTTGTAGCATCTTCTAATTCAACAGGTGAATCTTGTTTCAACCCGGTGAACTGCTCAACATTTGCTTTAAACACTTTCCAAGCAGTTAGATTCACATAGTACTTGCCATTATGCTCATTGCCTCTGATGTTGAAATCAACCTCAACTGCATTGCCAACTTTGTTGTATTGTAAGAACTGCTCTGCTTTCTCCTTTACAATTTCAAACTTAACGTCTTGAGGATATTTCTCATTTGTCGTTAATATAAACTCCACTTTTTGGAATCCAGAATCAAACTTAATTAACTCGCCTATCTGCTTGATAGTACCTGTACATTTTAACTCACTCATTTTATTTATTTTATTTGTTTATAAATCTTTTAATATGTTATCAATGTAACCTCTGCACTCAATCACTCGCTGATTAATCTGATCAATCACTTCATCATCTCGCTTTATATCAAACACTTTTATTCTGTATTTGTTAGCAACATTATCGTAATTGTAATGCTTTGCAAATTCATCATAATCAACTGCATCAGAAAACTTGTACTCCTTTTCAACTAATGATTCTGGTGTGTTCATCAATGTATAAATCAATTTGTAATGCTTTGCGCCTGTCAGATTCATATAACCTTGCGCTTGATAGTAGTAATCCTTATTCGGCACATTGTCATAGAATAATGGAAAGGTTGAGAAATCCCATGAATTTTTTACATCAATAACCAAGTCACTATCAGCAAATTTTAAATCCTCACCTTTGATAATTAAATCCGGTGTGCCTGTCATGTACTCATCTGTGAAAAACATTTCATTCTTAACCAATCCTTTCATCCCTAAATACTGTGAGATAAATTTGATTGATTCATCTTCACACATATTGCCCTTGTCAAGATACTTGGATTGGATTTGCTTTTGTCTGTCGTATATTTTCTCCTTAATCCAGAGATCAAGATATGATTGTGTTGTCTTGCTCAACTCACCTTTCTTTCTTGAGTTAGTCATTATCTGCCCAATGGCAGAACATCTGATTTTGAATGGAATCATTTTGAACCCCCTCTCTTGAAATCATCTGCTTCATCCTCACCGAATACTTGCAACGAATAAAAACCTGTAAGTTTCAATACTGCTCTGCTCATGGATCTCTTTTCTGCCATTGCAACCGGGTAACTGTTTGATGTGTTTGATGGTGATGCCTCGCCAAATGTTTCAATACTTACATCATCCATCTTTGCGAATGCTTGAATGATAATGTGCTTTGTATCTTGTGAATTGAATTGCAGTTTGTAACTGATTTCAATACCTGCTGCTGCTTGTATCTTATCGATTCCAGACCTTGTGATTATTGTATAAAATTTGTGTTTAAAATAATCGTCTGATGTTAGGTTGTACTTTTTATACAACGCATTTAATTGCTCTGCTTTTGTCATGTTGTTTTGTTTTAGATTAAATTTAGTTCGTCTGTGAAATAGTCTAATGTAGATTTGTAAACTGATTCATCAATCAGCTTTAACTGATAACCACTATCACTCATGAAATAAGAGGAGATGTGAAATGTGTTAATGATTGATACTTCTTTTCTGGATAGATTGATTTCAACACCCTTGCTGCTTGATTTCAATTTCACAATGCAAGTGATTGTATCTTCAAATACTGCTTCGAAATAAGCCGGATACTTTAGTTCTGTAATACTCATCGGTTTGTTTGTTTTAGTTATTCAAATATAAAAATAAATTGTTAATAAATAGATAATTCTGCAATCAAATCTGCATCCTTTTTGTTCTCTCTTTTGCGTTTCTCAATGCGTTGTCTGGCCATTACAATCTTCAAATTGATATCATCCAATTCCATTCTGCGAACTATGGCAATGTAATCCTCTCGCACCTTTTTGTTGTTGATACTGAATTGATTTTCAATGACCTTTGCCGAATGCACAACAGATGAATGATCACGATTAATTAAATCTCCTGTCGGTTTACATTTGTGATAATGTCTGACCTTTGCCAGATAACAATACATTTGCCTCACCTCAATCAATTCACTCAATCTGCTCTTGCCCTTTACATCTTCAATATCTTGCCCATAGAATGAGCAGCACTCTCTCAAAATAATATTTAAATCTAACTTCATTTTACTGTTATTTGTTTTAGTTTATTAATGTAATTCTTGTCTGTTGCATAACCTCTGTCAGTTAAAAACTGATAGTAATCACCGCCTTTGTAATGTCGTTTCTGCCATCTCTGATAATAAGCAATGGAATCTTGCCATGAATCAAAAATCAAGTACTCACCTTTGTACCGGAAACCAAATAAATTGTGCCGGTGTTTGCAGGAGTAACTTGACAACCATCCTGTTTCCAGAATAATCTGTTGCAATACAATCTCTTTATGTTGTATCTGTGAGCCATTTAGATGCGTTTTAACGGACTTAATTGACTGCGCTGATAGTTCACCTATAACGCACAAAATAAAGATGATTAAAAGCAACAAATATATTTTAGTATTTTCTTTCATTTCTTAGTTCTTTAAATCAATATCATCAAGATCATAACCTTTGAACGGATGCCAATTCTCTCTGCTTAATGTCCAACTGTTTTGATATCCTTTGCTGAATAGCATTTCAATACTGTAATCTCTAATCCTCAAGTCTTGCCTCATTAAGAAATATGCACAAGCTTTGCACAACTCCTTATCCTCTTTTATCTCTGACATGAAATAAAGGTAATAATATAACACCAACAACACCCACCACAATTAATGCAGCAGGTATTGATTTTAAGTTGATTGTTAAGCAGATGAGTAATGATAAGAATGCTGATGTTGATAGCCATTTAACTGTATTCATCCTTTGAGTTTTTTTAGTTCGTTTCTCACTTCATTCCAATAATATGATGACATCATGTTCCCATCGTACTCTGGTTTAAATGGAATGTAAATGATTAATTTTTCTGCACATATTATTGCATGGTCAATGTTGCCATCAAACTGCAACAACAAGTCTTTTGCTGATAGTTCTGGATTCATTTTGTTTTAGTTTTTAATTATGACGCAATATATATAATTAACATTAAACCACCAAAACTATTTTCATTGTTTATAACAAATAACTAATTATAACCGGTTACAATCGTATATTTAAAGGATGAGAAGAGCAGCCAGAATTGATGCCAATCAGCGAATTATTGTAAAGGTATTGAGATTGATGGGTTATTCTGTTGCAATTACATCAGCAGTTGGAAAGGGATTCCCGGACATCGTTGTTGGTACAGGTAAAAAGAATTTTCTATTTGAGATTAAAGATGGTAATAAGTACGCATCTCAACAAAAGCTGACAGTTGCAGAGCAAGATTTTTGCGACAATTGGAAAGGTCAGTATCATGTGATCACTTGTCTTGATGATGCTATCAAGATAATCAACTCAACAGATTAATCTCATCCCAGAACTCGGAATCAATTTGTTTAATCTCACCATTCAACCGTTTCATTTCAGCATTAAATACTTTCAACTCTTGAGCAGTAATATCAGTTGCATCAATCATTGGAGTAAGGTTGTGCATCTTTTTTAATCTCATGTCAACCCTTGCCCGGATTGCTTCATTCGTGTAATACCTTGACCGATATGCGTTGTCTTTAGTTCTCATCATTTGATTCCATTTAGCATCTTGTAATTTAGTAAATCTTGATAAACCTTTCCGCTAATTGTGTAAAGAGTTTTACAATCTCTGCACAACATATTGAATCTCTGCACACCTGTTGTTGTTGTATATCTCTTGCTTAATCCAATATTATGAGATGCACACTCCGGGCAGCTACATTTGCTATGACCTGCAAGTACACCATAATGAGTTTTGTTTTTGGTTATCTTATTTAGTTTCTCAAATACTTTCTCCAATATCACAACGTCATTGTCACAATACTCAATCATCTTTAACAAAGCTGACCTATCATTGTCAAGACAAATGTCTTTCCACAAATCAAAACCACCTGTATCTGTCTTTGCACCAACACCGAAATATTGAGCAATGTAATCTAACTTATTACTGTTCATATACAGACAACTCTTTGCCAACTTCAAAGTATCAACTGTTCTGTAATTCACTTGTGTTTCAATGCCATGATACAAGCATCTTGTTTTAATCCATTTGATATCGAACCTGTCACCGTTATGAGCAATCATCTCATCAGCTTTGTTCATCTCTTTGATAAACTTCTTTAGGAGTTTCTTATCGCATTGCCTACGTCCCCAATCAACATGATGCACATCTGTTTCGCCTTCCCATTTCCAACTGATGCAAATGATTTGACGTTCTTTAATTATCTGATTAGGTCTGATTGTTTTATTCCATCCACAACTGAAATCTGCTATTGTATTGAATGACGTTTCAATGTCATAAAATAACCGTTTACGATTTATCATATTTTTCCTTGTGATACTTCTCTATTGTCCTCGCACCAAAATATGCACCGTTCACCGCTAATGCTAACACCTCAAATACTGTGATATAGATTGAATCTATTGAAACACCGAAAGCATCCATCACCACCAAGATTGTCAGCATAATCCAAGTATAAGCAAGTACAACCGGGCGAATAAGTTTAGGCAATTTTAAATCTTGCTGATTATCTGATTTCCATCTTGCACTAATTTCAGCTTGTTCAACTTGCTCAATCTCTAATAACTTGTATGCAAATTCCTTGTCATAGGCATCAAGAGAATCATCATTATCTAACAGATTTTTGGCAATACCAAGAACACCGTTATCTGGTAATATGTCACCAATCACATCAAGTATCTTTGGTGCTTTGTCTTTTAAGAATACGCCAATTGATGTATCTTTAAATTTCTTTCTGGCTCTCCTATCTTTTCGGCTCATGGGTTCACAATTTTAAATTCCTCTAATCCTGTTAATCTGCAATCAAGGTGCAACCATGTTGGTGTATGTTCGATGTTCTCAATGGTTGATAATCCAATACCAAAGTATTTATCTTGATTGTGCAATATGAAATCATACACTTCTTTAATTGTCATTCCTTTAAATTTGCAATCAATGGCTCTGCCATATTTATGCTGCGAATACTTTGCACCAATTTTAGAACCTTGAGTACGCAATCCAGATGATTTATATTGACCGCCTGTCATGTAGTTATTAATGGTTATTGGCACATTCAAATCATCACGCAACTCTTGTGCAACTGTAATGATTCGATGATCAACAAACCACAAAGCATTAGCACCAAACTTGTTGTGATAATCCGGATGCACAAACTCATCCAAATGAAAGTTATCTGTTATTCTGTATCTCATCCGAACATTGATTTAATGAATGTCGATATGCTAACCGCAGCAGTACCAATCACACCCCATTTAAACTTATTCAAGTCTTTAACATCCTTTTCAACATTGGTTAATCTTCTGCCTTTATCCTCCAACTTCTGCTCAACAACTGCCAGAGATGTTTTCATCTCAATCTGATTATCAAGTATCTTATCTAACTTATCCATTATGCTTTTGGGATTACACAAGCATTGAGATTAATTGCTTGTCTGATTGTAATGTCAAAAACCCATCCAACAAGATTGTCATCAAACCTTTCTGTAAATGATGTACCTGTTGATGTGCCTTGATTATAAATTCTTACTGCATTAGTTTTAAATGATGGCTCAATTTGTAGATAGGCAAGAAAGTCTTGATAGATAAGTAATGTATTTGATTTGATATTGTTCTCAATAGTTTCTTCACCATCTTTATCAAACTCAATCCCTGCGACAACTATCTGGAATGAGTAATCAAGTTCACCCGGTGAGAATGTTGCACCATTATCTGAAACCCAAAACACAGGATAATTTCTGTAATCAAATTCACCTGCTTTTGTTTTCTCAACCAATTCCCAAAAGTCACCATTGCCAAAGTAGTTAATCTCATAGTGAGCATCAGCAAATTCTTGAAAGATGGTAATCATCTGCAAGTATGTTATGTGCTTAGTCTTTATTGCCATAGCGTTTCTTAAAGTAGTTTAACAACTCTTTCTCCGATTTACCCCATTTCCACTTCTTTTGCTTAGGAGTTGCTTTCCCAATATCTCGCATCTTTTTTGCCATAATACTTTTTAGCTTGTCCCAAATACAACCCTGTTCTCGCAGCAGATTTCAATGGAGATACCTCACCACCTTCATCATTAGTACAGTACTCTGGAAACAATGAACTGTTACAAGTCAAATAATCAACCATCTTCATACCATAAAAGTCTGCTTTCCTTTGTGCTTTCTCCATTAAGAAATTCAATTCTTGAAATGATACTGTCTGACTGTTCTCACTATTCTTGGTTGATGTTCCTTTGTTTCTGATCTTGTAATTATTCATATAAATAATGTCATGCTCTGTCCACTTCACCAAAGTATTCACAACATAATCATTCATTAATGTCAAGTAATCACCTGTCAATGTACCACCAATTATCTTAGTCTTTAAGGCCTCATATAATCTTGTCCCTAATAATGGCTCAATGTACATTGCTTGTGCATCTTGAATTGCAGCAGTCAGCACTTTTGCACCTACATTGTCAGATACAACTGTATTGCTTTTAAAATAATCCTCTGTTATAAATAATACCTTTGCCATTATTGTTTCTTTCTTATTATAGTCTGCTGAAAAATATGTCTGCACCACGGTGTGATTCTGCCGGTTGTAGGATTATTGTAATATCCACCTCTGGATGTAAACACATCTAATCCTTGCCCATTGCTCAAACCGTTAATCTCTTGCCTTGAATACAGTTTCCTTTGTCCCATCATTGAGATGCAGAAATTTCTTGAACGACCTTTTAATGCAGGTGCATCAGACCTCAACGCATATCTGTATGCAATTGATAACTGTGATT